CGAGGTTCCATTGAGGTCTCCGTTGGTGGTGTCTTGCAGCGTCAGGGTCGGGATGCTGACCTTGATGCGCACGGCATCTACATCTGGATCGTTGATAGATCGCACCACCGGCTGATTGGCCTTGCACTCCACACCGACGGCCACCTCGTTTTCTACCGAGGAAAAGCCGGGGATATAGCTTTGCTGCTGTGTGCCGGGACGGGTTTCGAGCGTGACCCCCGTGAAGTTGTAGCTGCCATCCGGGTTCTGGATTGGGGTGTCGTCGAGGTATACCGACTGCAGGCCAGCAGCCAGCCCTTCAATTTCCCCCTCGGAGACCAGATCCACCACCCGAGCATAAGCCTTGGAGCGCAGACTGTCGGGGGCTTCCTGCGCCACTCGGGCGCTGCCACCACCACCCTTGCCGCCACCGCCTGCGCCAATGATCAGTCCAGACTCAGGGGTATTCATACATCGATCTCGTCCACATCAATGCCCGCGCTGATCACAGCCGAACCGACGATGAGGCGGCCATAACCCACCGGCACGGGATGACCCTGCGCCGTGGTGTTGACCGCCCCGTTGAAGACATAACTGGGCTGGTTCTCAGGACGCTCCGACGGGTCCTGCGCCTTGGCCGTGGGCGCAATCATCTGGGCCACACCACCCAAAATCATGGATGTGCCCACCGAATAGAGCGTGGCCTGAGACAGGAACGAGCCTGCTGCGGCCCAGCCCATTGGGTTCCACCAAGACACGGCGATCAGGGCAGCACCCAAAAGAATCTGGCCAAGGCCATTGCCCCCGGCACCGGACACGACCGGCGCAATGGTGATGCGCAGCTGGCCACTGGGCTCGTGCAACCGGTCCAGGCTCAAGGCGTCACGTCCAGCCAGCACGCGGTAGCCCACCCCTCGCTCACCCGAGGCCACCAGTTCCCGCTCGAACCCAGGAAAGTTAGCGCAAAGGGCACGCACAGCCTCAGCCGCTGAGGCCACCGCCATCCTGTGGCGTCGGCCGAAGCGCTTGCCCAGTTCACCGAGAAGAAGAATCGTGACCATTCAGAAGTTGATGTCTCAGGGTGTGGGTGGTGATCTTTTGCCAGTAACCGCCATAGACATCGCGACTGGAAAGCCTGCCCTGCAGGTGGTGCAGGATCAGGCCATCGCCCAAGTAGATGGCGGCGTGGTTCGGTACAGGCGATGCGACCTGCATCAGCAGAACATCGCCCGGATTCATGTCTGAGGACTCCACCTCATGGAAACCTGCGCCAGAGAAGTTGTCCAAATAGAGATTCCCGCCGCGCTTCCACCACTCGTCAAAGCGTGCGAAATCTGGCAGATCAATGCCGCCCTCCTGGGCGTACCAGTCCCGGATCAGCGAGTAGCAGTCAAGCACGCCATGCGACCATTCGCGCCCGACCAGCGGCGCGGCATAGCCTTGCGGGCGCAGTTCTGTCCATTGCCCAGCCGGGGAACTCACGATGAACCAGGGCAAAGCCGTGGCTTCGCAAGCCACACGGTCAGCCTGACTAGGTTCGGCGGGCAGGTTTGGGTGAGAGTGAAACACCCCCACGATCTCGCCAAGCTGGTCGGCGCGCACATAGTCTTCGGGGTCGATCACAAACTGGTCTGTTCCCACACCGATGTTGCGGCAAGGGACATAGGTCTCCCGGCCCTTGTGAATGACGAGCAGGCCACAGGCTTCGCGGGGATACTCCCGAGCAGCATGGGCCAGCGCCAGCGTCTGATTAACTTCAAGCATCACCGGATCAACCCCGCTGCAGGAAACCCGCCAAAGGGCAGCTCGGCGTTCGCCCCGAAGCGCTTCTGACAGGACACCAGACGTTTGCCGCAGGCATCCTGCGCTCGTGAGCTCACGGTTTCGTCATTGGCATTGAAGTAGGCGGTGCCGGTGTAACCGCACTCAGCACCGCGGTACTGCCAGGGACAGACGTTTTGCACGATCTGCCGCCGGGGCAGTGACACCCCCTCCAGATCAAAGGCGGCCGCCAACTCGAACTCGACCACATCGCGGGTTTCACGCGACTTGCGGTCAATGAAATACACATCGTCGGCGAATTCAGCCGTGGCGTCCGCTGTCGGGTTGGCCCCAGAGACAAAGTTCTGCGCATCCAGGTACTTCAAGAGCGTGCGCTTGCGCGTGACCTTGGCCCCCACCAAGTCCTGGTAGGACAGGATGAGCGCGGTGATGCTGCCCGTGACGTTGGCCACCTTGAGCTTGGGACGCGGCACCTGACCGTTGCCGTTGAATTCGAAGCCTTCGGCTTGAATGGGAAACGGCTCGTAGGTGTTGCCCTGCCAGACCACCTGACGGCGCAGCTCATTGGTACCCGCGTGAAACCGAACCACCCCCTCGTTGAAGAGAGACAGGTCCAGAACAAAGAGCTCGATGACCGCACTCGGGGCCAGTTTCTGGATCTCGGAAGTGATGGCTTTAGATGTCATGAAAGATCAAACACCTGCCTGAAGGTGGCGTGGATGTTTTCCAGATTAGGTTCTTCGATGCTGCGGCTCCATTCCTCACAGAGGAACTTGCCCACAATGCCACTCGGGGTGGTCCAGTCAAAGGACTGCACCGCACCCCGTGCTCGCAAAAAGTTGTCGATCGCTGCAGCGTCTGCTGTGGACTTGCCCCGGAACTCGAGCGACCAGACCTCGGGCTGGGTGTTGATGCCATAGGCCAGGCGCTGCTCGTAGCCATCCCCAAAGGAAACCTTGCGGACATTGGGTTTGACGGTGAGTGATGCCCCGATCGAGGCGATCCATGTAAATGTCGCCATGCGAGTCTTTCAATACATCACTGCCTACGCGGATCCAGCAGACCCCCAGCACGCTTTTGGTTGAGCAACTCCTGGCGTACCGCGCTGGAGATTGCCCGTCCCAGGTCCTTGCCCTGCCCCGCACTGCTGGTCACCCCACCCTCGGCCACATTGACCGAGATGTTGAAGACATCCCCGCCCCCGGATGAGGACTGGTTCATGGTCACGGGGATCGAGCGGCCGTCTGGCAGCGGCACATAGGCTTCGGCCATGGATCCCTCACCAAAGACCGCCAACTGCGGTGTGGTGGCCACTCCGCCACTGGCATACGCCCGCAGCGGTAAGGGACCGGTCGAGGTCATGACTCCGCCGTCGGCAAATCCAAACAGGCTACCGAGCGCCTTGGCCATGGGCAGCGTGACCGCGCGCTGGATCTGGATGCGGATCAGGTCCGAGATGATGGAGGTGGCCAGCGACTTGAAGTCCAGCTTGCCGGTCATCACGAAATTGGTGAGCGCATCTGTCATGCCGTTGAAGGCCTTGGTGGTCACCGCCTCCATCTGCTTGCCCACTTGCTCGGCCTCTTCACCGAGGGTGCGCAGCGCCTTGGCAAACCCAGCGCCTGGGTCTGACAACTCCAGCGCCCGTTGGCCCAGAAGCTTCGCGCCATCGGCCGCCTGGCGGGCGGCTTCTTCAATGCGTCGAAAGGATTCGGCCAACTTGTCATTGCCCGGGGTGGCCTCCACCAACTCCCGGGCCTTGGCTGCAAAGTCAGCCAATTCATCCGCACTGGACTTGCGGGCATCGGACAAGCGCCTCAAGGCATCGATCTCGCTGATCGAGCCAGTCTCGCGCAGAACCTTGATCTGCTCTTCGGTCGAGCGCAACTGGCCCTGGCTCCTCGCCACCTGCTCCTGCAGGTCCTTGAGGGTCTCGCCTGGCAGCTTTATCTCGCGCTCGAGGTTGGACTGCTGGGCTTCGCGCTCGAGTTTTTCCCGGCGCAGGGTGATCTCCGAGAGCTTGTCCTGGAGCTTCAATTTGTCCTGGGTGGTCTTGGCCACGGTGGCCAAGCCGCGCTTGAGGATGGATTCCTCTTGCGCGTACAGCTCAGCAAGCCGGTCCGTGAATTCCTGCTGGGCGTTAAGCCGTGCCTCGCTGGCTTCCTTGTAGCTGATGTAGCCCTGCCCCTCGTACAGGTCGATGATCTTTTGCCGGTCCTTCAAGAGGCCCGTCTCGACATCGGTCAGGCCCTGGAGCTGCTTGATGTCACTCTCAATCTTGGCCATGGCAGCAGCAGTGAGCGCGCCAGTAGCCGAGTTGTAGTTGAGCTTGGGCTTGGCTGCTTCACCTGCGGCTTCAGTTTCGCCCCGGTTGATGGCATCGAACCGGTCCTTGACCGCGTCGGCCAGGAGCGGCATCTTCCACAGGTCGACATACGCTTGGTTGGCCTTCTCGACAATCGCATTGCGTTTTTCCAGTGCGGTCTTGAGGGTGGCCTGGTTCTCCTCGGAGAACGGGTTCAAGCCCTTGCCACCAGCCAAAAAGGTGCCGAGCAACTCGATGTCGGCCCAGACCGCCTCAAAGCTACCCATGACCGCCTTGGCCATCTGGATCACACCGCGCAGCGCATCGATCACGATCGCAATGCCGTAGGCCGTGTCCTGCGCCCAGGTCTTGAGCGTGCCGTCATCTCGCAGCTTGACCATGGCATCTGCCGTGTTGTGCGTGCCCAGCATCACGGCCTTTAGCTCACCCACCAGTTCTTCAAGGGCCGGGAGCGCCGCCGTCACGATGGTCTGGGCCACGAAGTTGTGCTCGGCCCGCATCCGGCCCATGGCCTTGGAGGCTTTCTCGGCCGACTCGATCTCGGCCTCTGTGAGCCGGATGTTCAGATCCTGGTTGGCGGCCAGGTCCTTGAGGAATGGCAGCAAGCCAGCACCTGACTTGCCGAACAGTTCGAGCGCAATGGCCGTCTTGCCTGCCCCGTCCTCGAAGTTGGACAGTTTCAGGGCAATGTCGTTCATGACCTCGGCAGGATCGCGCAGGTTGCCCCCCGCATCCTTGGCCTTGATACCCAGAAACTGCAGGGCCTGC